TTGTAAATCGATAGCTGCTTTTATTTGTGCTGCTTCTCTTTGTTGGTTAATACGTTGTATATCTATTTCTTTATCACGTAAATCTTCTTGTTCTTTTTGTGCTAATTGTTCTTTTTCAAGTTGTAGCTGTTGTTGGAACATTTGCATTTGTGGATTTTGTTGTGCCATCATTTGTGCTTGTGCCATTGCCTGTGCTTGACCTGTAACTTGTTGTGTTGCTTGTGCTGCCATCATAGCTATTTCGTTCATAAGTTCTGGTGGCATTTGTCCGTCTTCCATAGGTGGTAACGGTTGACCCATAGCTTGTTCTATTTGTTGTCTATACAAAATAGCTTGACGTTCTTGAATATTAGCACCAATACTTTGACTAGCTACTGGGTTTTGCTGAATCATAGGGTTTTGTAAAAATGCACTATGGGCAGCAATATAAGCCTCTTGGTTTTGGAAATCGTATGCTTTTATAGGTTCGCCTTTCATAGAAGCTTGTTGTTCAGATATAGGGTCTCGGGGCGGTATTTCCTCGTCGGGGGGCAGTATTGCATCTATATCTTTTACGTTTAAAGCTATATACATTTTGCGATAAGCTTCTTTTAAATCATGTAAATCTGGAGCAGATTGTGCCATTTGTAATTGTGTCTGTGCTAGCGTAATACGTTGCGTCATACTAAATATATTAGGGTCGCTAACAGGAATTACATCTACACTATTATCAAAATCTTCTTTAAATACGTTTTGGTTATTACCTTGTACTTGATATGGGTACTCGGGTGGTAAAAATTCACCGAAAACTCTTTTTAATATTTTAAATTCGTTACGTTGTGCGTAATGTAAACGTTTATGTATCGCTGACATTATACGTTGACCTTTTTCTAATAACGCTACGGTTGTACCTACAGGTGCTTCACTATTACCATCACCTGTGGGATTTTCTACAGTAGCCGCAAATCTTTTACCCGCATCAACTAAAGCACCTAATAAAGTACCCAATGTTCCACTTGGCTCTTTATACGGTAAAGGTAAAAATGCATCTTGTAATCTACCACCAGGAGCGTCAACATCTCTCCACTCTCCAGGCTGTAGTGGGTCGTCGTGTCTTTGTATGTTTAAACCTCTTGATTTAAAACCTGCGGGTAAATTACTTAATGTACCTGCATCAATAAGTTGTCTTAATATCGCAGTTACCGATTTAGTTAGTCCGCCCATCATATGTATTAAACCAAAACCATAAAACCCTAATCCAGGAAGGAATTTATAATGAGTAAAATATTCTATCTTTTTACGCATTGGGTCTTTTTCGCTATAGTTAGGTCTAATAGCTAAAATTTTATTATTATCTTTACAAATAGTTACAATATAGGGTAATGCTAATCCTGTTTCTTCGCCGTTAGCGTCTCTATCCTCAAACCCTTCTAAATCTAAATTAACGTGCATTTCTAACAACGTATATTCTTCATCGTTAGCTGTTCTACTTAATCCTTGTAATTCATCCATTTTAGAATCAACATCGGTGCTATCGTAACCGCCTTCAGGGTCCATCATCTCCATATCTTTATATAAACCTGAAATTTGTAATTTTTTCAGGTCGTTTGGCGACATATGGATTACATGGGTAATTCTAGGAGATGTTAATAAATCTACAGCGTAATAAGGGACGACTAAATCTTCAGATTTTACAAATCTAGCTACAGCTCGTCCAACTGCTGGGTCATAATAAACTTTTTTAAATGCAGAACCTGCTAACGGAAGATAAAATAATAATTGGTCCATTTCTGGGTCATATTCTTCCATTTTGTAAGTAATCTGATAATTCATAAAGTTTTTAACTCTATTTGCTTTTTCTAATTTAGCATTATCAGTTACACCTAATACTTCAGTATCAACAGGTCCTCCTGCTGGTAACATTTCTTTATAAGCTTGGGCTTGGAACTGGGTTACCGCTTCCGCGAGTATTGGGTGGTGTACACCCGACGCACCGATGAATGGTTCTGTTCTATTATCACTATTTATACCTAATAAATCTAAACCTTCGCTATAAGTTCTAAACCAATCGTTACGAGAATCTAAATCTTCTTCAAAACTTTGTATTAATTCTTGTGCTATAGAATTTAATTCGTTATCGTCTATAACTTCTGCTAAATTTTCTCCAAATTTGCCAGTTATTTCGTTTTCTTCCTCCGCACCAATACTAACGGTGCCGTCTGGATTGATAGTTACTTCAGTTTCTTCTGGAATTTCTTGTTGAACTAGTTCGAGTTCGATTTCTTCTTCAGGACGAAGTGGTTGTGGTATCGCTTGTTTTTCTATAGCCATAATTTTAGCAGTATAACCTTTATTTTACTAATAATAAACCCTTTGTGTTGGATAGTAACTTGGCTCATCGTCCATATCGGTGGAAAGTTGTAAAAAACCTCCCGCTCTAAATCTAGCTAAAGCTAAAGTCGTAGCATCAACTAAGTCATCGTGCTCACCTGCAGGAAAATCACTAACTTCTTCCATAAGTTCTTCACCAAAACGGTTATCAGGTACCCAAACACGTCCATCTTGGAAAATTGGAGAGACAGAATTTAATCTTGCTATCTTATCTTGCCCTTTTCCTGGACTAAATGTGTTTACAGGTATACCCATACGTCTTAATTCTTGTATTAGTGGTAATCCTGACCCTTTTGCTTCAATAATTATACTATCAGGGTCCCAAAATTCGTATAATCGCATAGCTTCTTGTTTTAATTCAGGAAAATCGAACCTTTCTTTAATACAATCTATCAAAATCAGGTGGGCTTCGTCGCCTTTATAGTGTTCTTCACCTATTTTACCCTCTGGATAAAAAACACCCCACGTTGTTATAGCAGTAAAGTCAGCTCTTTCGCTTTTTAAAAACGCTGTATCGTAACTTTGTATCAAATAATCGCACGTTGGTGGTTTTTCTTGGTCCCAAACCATAAACCAATCTTTAGGTATTATAGAAATACCCTCACCTGTAGGTCTTTGCATGTATTGTGCCGCCCATTTAGACGGACTAACAGACGCTTTTATACTTTCAAGTTCTTCTAGCTTCCAAAATTCTTTCCAAAGTGGGTTACCACTAGGTAAAATTGCAGGAAATTCTATAACTTCCCATTGGTCAGCACCTTTTTCTTGTGCCATTTTCTTAATTAATCTACCTGTTAAGTCTTTTTTAGACCAACGAGTCATAACTATAACGATTGCACCTCCAGGCTGTAGCCTTTGTCGCGGTCCAGTCATAAACCATTCGTAAGCTTCGTCTAATGCTTTATCGGACATAGCGTCTTGTTCGGAATGTGGGTCGTCAATAATAAACAAATCCGCACCTCTACCCGCTAACGCACCACCAGTACCTGCTGCATAATATTCGCCGCCTTTATTTGTTAACCATTTTCCCGCACTTCTGCTATCTGCTTTTAGTTCTGTTTCAGGAAACAAAGTTTTATATTCTTCGCTATCGATTAAATCCCTAACTTTTCTACCAAAATTAACTGCAAGGTCAGCGGTATGGGTTGCTTCTATAATTTTTAATTTAGGATTTTTACCTAAAAGATACGCAGGAAATAAATGTGATGCAAATTCTGACTTTGTGTGTCTAGGTGGCATATTAATTATTAAACGTTTTAATTTACCACTAGCAATATCGTCAAAAGCTTTTGCCATTTTTACATGATGGTCGCCGTTAATAAATTCTGTCCATATACCTTTAACAAAATTTAAAAAAGTTGATGTAGAGATTTCTTGGTGGTCGCGTTTTTCTAATTCTTCTAAAAGAATTGTAAATTCTTTAGCTTCTTGCGTACTTAGGTGTGATAAATCTAAGTTTTTTAAATTTTTTAAATCAGTCACGTAATTTTAGTAAATCTTCTAAATCTATCTCTTGCGAATATTTTATCGCATCATCATCTAAAGATAATATAGTATCGCTTTCTCGACCCATTCGTGTATATTGTCTTGGTGGGAATTGTATCGCATCAAAACCTTTATCTCTAAAAATATCCGCAACAGGTTTATTTACTAAAGATGGTGCACCCGCTTTTGGTAAATTAATTAATTGGTCAGTCATGCCGAATGTTCTTTGTAATAAAGCTGCATCATAAGGGTTTCCTGATTTTTTCGCAGTTTGACTTAATCTTTCTACTAATTCATACATATCGTCAATAACGTTATCAGGTAAATTTTTAGCATCAGCTACATTTACAAATGAAGGTTGTATTGCGTATACAGATTTTTTCGGTAAATCTCTTAATATTTCTGGAACACCAATTTCTAAACCTAAATCATCCGTAACACCGTACAATGGTAATCTCGGGTCGGTTTTATTCAATACGGTATAAATACCGCCTGTAGATTCATTAAGGTTAGCTATATCGCCGTATCTAAAATTAGGCGTTCGTAAAGTTTCTATACCCGCAGGACCACCATGATAAATCGTTTGATTAAATTTAGGGGTTAATTTAACATCTGCTAAATTGCCGCCTTCGTCTAAAACAGTTTTAGTAATAATACCACTTCTTTTTGTAGCTTGGTCACCAGTGGCTAATTCTTTATTAACTTTATTAAGTTGTTGTTGTAAGTTACTTTTAACTTGGGTATTGCCTTTTAAAATCGGGTCTACTTCTATATCTTTTAATGTTTTTATTAACTTATTTCTTTGTGCGATTAAAAAAGGACTTGCTATTTTTACACCGACTGATGTAGAGCCTCCAGTTACAGCGTCTAAATAGCCTAATGCTTCGCCTAACCTATCTGCTCTAGCTTCAGCAACTTTACCACTTAAAAAAGGAATATACGATGCAATATCACCTAACCTTTCACGTTGTATTTTTGCATCGCCAACAAGTCCAGGCTCAGTAATATATCTTTGAAAAGGTCCAAGCATTGACATTTCGACCCCATACTGGTTATACCTACCTCTGTTCGAGTTAGGATTAATGGGGTATACTACGGATTCTGCCATCAAGCACTGCCTAATGGTTTTTTCATACTAACAAGTTGTTTGAACGTTTCTGGATATTGTCCGCCTTTTAAATCATTCACTTCAATATATTTCAAAATCGCATTTAATACATCGTTTCCTGCTGGAGAAATCACATCATTAAATACTAAATCGTTAGTATAATCTAATTTATCAGCTCTAGAATCTAATAAAAGTTGTCTTAAATCACCATACTCACGTTCTATTTGTTCCATACTTAACTTTGCAGTGCTATCAGGGTCGTAACTATCGGTAAATAATCCTTGTGGGGTTTTAGTGTACTTAGGACGTCCTAATATATTTGTTTCATAAACATAATCAGGCGTAAATCCTTTACGGTTAATACTTTTTAATTCTTTTAAAAAATCACCAAAAGGTACATGGTCTTCAGCACCTACTTCTGACTTTTCACTATAACGATATGCCCGTTTTGCTGTGTCAAGCGGCGATAAGTTTGCTAAATACTTATCATACATATCGGGAGTATAAGTACCAGCTTCTTGTGCAGCAAGAATTTCTTGAATAGTCATAGGTTTTTCTTGCTGATACGCATTAAGGGGCGGAAT